TTATTCCGTTATTTTTGTGGCATTTGTGGCAAAATTTGTGGTATTTTCATCCGTTTTTAGTGTGAAAAAAGCATCTACTTTAGACTGATTATGTTGACGTAAATTAGAACTCAGATGACTATAATATTTTAATGTTGTATTAATATCATCATGGCCAAGCCTGTCAGCTACATAAATAATATCCATGCCTGCTTCAACACATAGTCCTGTATGCGTATGTCGTAGCTTGTGCAATGTCACTGGTTCAGAATTAATTGTACTGCATATCTTTTTCAACGCTTTATTACATGATGCGTTATCCACTGGTTTATTGTGATAGGTGATGAATAATAACATTTGTGGATTTTTTATACCATATTCTTTTATATAAGCAGAATGCCACGCGAGATAAGACTGTAAATATTGAACTGTGGAGTTATCAATATAGATCACACGTGACTTTTTCGTTTTAGTATCGGTGAACGTATTAGTGTATTTATAATCCCAAGCTTTATTCACTGATATAGATTGTTTAGTAAAATTGATGTCTTTCTTTGTTAATGCAATAATTTCTTCGAATCTCATGCCTGTCTGGACAGCTAGAAAGATAACTGCTCGTGATACAGAATGGAATTTTGCAAGTTCTTCTAATAATAAATGAACCTTGTCCGTTTCCATGAATTGCGCTTTTGTTTTCGCTACGTCCTGTCCGCTTATATGAGCGCCTATGGCTGGGTTTTTCTTCATGTAGCCTAAATGGACAGCTTTATTAAAAATCGCTCTAATTTTGCGGTGCCGGGTGTCTACAGTGGATATTGCATAGTCTACAGATAAATGATTAATAAATTGTTGATACTGCACAGCATCAATCGAATTAAGTTTAATTTTTTCATCGAAATAATCAACGAACTGATTATAAGCAAGATCATATAAATTAATTGTAGATTGACTGCTTTTTCCATCTTTAAAAGTTTTCATGAATAATTCGTAAAACTCTTTGAATTTCCACTCTTTTAAAGAACTACTATCATGTTCAGCTTGTTTTAATAATTTAGACGCTTTATACATTAAGTTTGTTTCACTTGTATCTGTCAAACGCTTTTCTTTCCATTCACCGTCGACTTTGATGCGCAAACGAACGGCGTATTTTCCATTTTTTAACTTTTTAATTTTCATTAATAGCACCACCTCTTTGATTTGGAACGTATGTTCTTTTGAAGGGTACAGCAAACTATGTTAAAATATATTTGCATACTCTATGTGTGTATTTAAAACGCTTGTCTCTTGCGGGGAGGGCGTTTTTTTAGTTTGTTAATGTTTTAATTGCATTCGTATAGCTATCATCCAAGGATTCCAATGCAATCTCGAACTGGTTATAATAGTAATCAATATCTTTGGCACCATCGAGTTGCTCGTTTACGTAATCTTCAATTGATGCGAGAGTAGTTATTGCTTCTTTCCAATAATCATATGCTGCGTCAGAATATTTATCAGACTTAACGTCGCTAAGCATTGAGCTCGAATGTTCAGAACTTTCGTCACTTAAATTACTAATTACAGTTAACTCTTGTTTTAAATTACTGCTATCATCATTTTTAATATCATTATTGATAGATGGAATTAAAGTATTTCTTATGCTATTTTGCATATCTTCTATGGCATTTATATTGTTTTTTTTGTTTAATGTTGGAAGGCTTTTTTCGAAATCTTCATCACTTGCAGAACTAGTGTCGTTTACATCATCATAGTTTGTATCCTTATTTTCTCCGTAATAATTTGTATTTGAGGAAGCCTCTTGTTTTTTAGGAGTTTCTTTTTTTGGGGCATCAGTATTAGTAGCAATAAAAACGCCACCTAAAAAGAATAAAAACGATAAGGGGATGACAGCTAACTTAGATATATGTTGATACTTTTTAAAATTCATTTTTCCAGACAATAGTAATAAAAATATATAAATCAATGCCATTGCGATGATCCAAAAAGAAAATATTATGAAAAAATTACTGTCAGAGATATCTGCAACGAAAAGCCATAAAGTATAACTAATGGCTAAAAAAGTTATACCTTTCATTAATTTTTTTGATCTATCATTTTTCTTAATTGCTAATACAAAGAAAACTATACTAACTATCAAACTGGCTAAAAATAACAATCCAAAACTCCACATTTTCATTCTCTCCCTTTATTTAATTTTATCTAAAACTTATAGCATGAGTGCCTAACAGGCTACAATCTGAATACTACTCCTGAAAATAACTATATACCCATTGCATTCTACAACGTTCCCATGCTTACTTTTATAATACTCGATAGAATGTTTTAAAAATTCTTCTGTAACTTCTAAAAAATCCGCAACCTCGTAGTACTCAGTAAAACCTTCATAATAAGCATCAATAATTTTACGCAAAGGTACTAGTGACTCATAGCCCCAATTTCTAGCAAGATTTTCCTGTTTTCTATCATTAACTGTTTCTTGTTTAATAATATTACCAACAGTCAAATGATGATGTCCAACTTCCTCTGCTAATGTACAGCGCATTTCAATATCATTTTGTTGAGGATTTACGAATATTCTACTATTATAGTATAATCCTTTGTGAACCTGCTCCATGTTCTTATCTTCAATGATAGTCAGCTCAGGATATTGCTCTCTGTATTTATCTAACCACATACATACATCTCATTTCTTATTTATATTTTTGTTGAATTAAGTCAATATACTCAAGAATTTTTTTCATATCTTCTTCTGTGGCAGCGGGATCAATGTGAGCTGCAAGTGTTGCCGCTTCTTGAGGGATGTCGTTGTCGACATAGGGGTTGTCAGTTCTACCTAAAAGATAATCTGTAGAAACATTGAAATAATCAGCTACTTTTTTTAAACTTTCTCCGTTTGGGATTTTTTTCTTCCAGGAATAAAGTGAATTCCTACCAAATCCCAGTTTTTCTTCTAGTTCAACAATGCTAATTTTTTGTTTCTCGGCTAAAAATTTCACCCTATCAAATGTAGTCATATCATACACCTTTTCATATTGGTTATGAACAATTTAAATTTTAATAAAGAAAATGGTTGACATCTAACTTAAAGTTTAATATACTATGTTCATAAGCTAATTATTTAGCTAAACGAGTCAACGAATAAACCTATAAAATACTCGTTCCCCAACGATTTATGGCTCAATTGTATGCTTATTTAGCTATGTCTAGATTCTACACTAAAGTTTAAAATTTGTCAACATTATGCTAAATAATTAGCTAATAAGATAGAAAGGAGGTGAGAAAATGAAAAAAATACAACTTGCAGACACCATTGGAGAAATGGTGGAGGAAAGAGATTCAGAAATTGTAAACGTAATTGATAGCGTTAAGAAAATTTGTGACGAGTCTAATTTAAATTACATCAAATTAAATAAAGCTCTATATCTGGCAGACAAAGAGCTTTACTTGAAAAGGCTTTATTCATAACACAATCTCATGTAAATATTAGGAGGTGTTGAATTTGTTTGGGAATATAGCACTCATTATTTCTATAATTGCTGTTAGTCTTGCTCTATGGGGACTTCTGGAAGAACTGGATCGCTAAGATCAAATTTTGTACTATAAAATTTGTAACGTTTTCTCTTTGTAACAGCAAAAGCATCACGTAGTATTGCACTTTTTGCAATTTTAAACGAGACAATAATATTATTTTTGATGTGTTCTTGTGGAAGGATAAATATATCAAGATGTGTGTAAGAATTAGCTTTGAAAATCCCATGATTTTTATCTGGTATTTCTAATTCAAAAATTTCCGATCCTTCACGTTTAAAAACTTTTGCATCCTTTACACTAGGAGCTAAAGATTTTCTGGTTAGTAAATAAGTATTTTGATTATTATCAGGACTAAATGCTCTGATATCGAAATATGCAATATCATTGGGAGATGGATTTACAACTTGTACTTGGTACAAAAAGCCGGCACCATAGCTGTTTATTTCTTCCGTTGGGTTTATTAGTTCAATCTGTCCATCTGTAATGACTTCAAGATTTTTACAAATATCGACTGTTAAATTCTTTCGATTTTTGAATAAAGTAAATGCGGATATTAGTACCGCAATACTAGACAAAGAAATTGTTGCGATATCTTTCCATATCATTATGTAACCACCTCGCTTTCAAGATAAATTATAACACGTGAAAAACTAAACAAGAAAGGATAACAATAATGACTTTAAACGATAAAATCATATTTTACTTAATAGAAAATCCTAAAGCAACCAATTCAGATATCGCTAATTTCTGTGAAATACAAGAAAATCACGCCAAAGTAACCATCTCAAAACTCAAATCCCGAGGACACATTGAAATTTCAGGACAAGGTGCCTCACGTACAATCACCGTACTAAAAGAACCTACTGTCAAATTGGACAAGAAGGAACGATACAATCGACAACTAGATTTTTTAGAGGAGATTATGTTCTCAGATGTTGACCCAAAATATAGACTAGAAGCATCATCACAACATATAAGATTATTAAACAAATTATAGAAAGGAGCAAAAACATGTCAGTTGAACACCAGCGTTTTGCGGTTGCAGTATACGCAAAATTAAAAGCGATAAACATGAAACAATCTGATTTAGCAAAAATGTTAGGTATTAGCAATCCTTACTTGTCAGATATCATAAACGGCAAAAGAGACGCATCGAAAGTTAGAAAAGAAATTGCGGAAATTTTAGAAATAGATGTTGATTAAAATAGAAAGGAGAATAAGAAAATGGGTCGTCCTGTGAAAAATAAAAACAGGCATGTGAATTTCCTGTACGGAGTTTGGACGTTAGAAGATTTTGCGCAAGCTAGTCCACGAAGTTATGGGTGGTGGTTAGATAACATTAAAGACTTTCCAGAGCTTGCAGAATTTAGCAATTGGGCTACGAAAAATCAACGTGAAGCGTGGGCATTCGATGCAGTAAAAGCGAATGCTTGGCTGATTAAAAAATTTGTATATAAGGAGGTCTGAAAATGATTGATGAAGCCGAAGTATTACTTGCCGAAATACGAAAATATGACCCGGGATTTAGTCCTAGATCAACAGGTGAATATCTACTCACAGAGCTTCAATCTCGGCATTTAGACTACGAAATAAAACACAAGAAGAGACCAAAGTACAAGCATAGATTTGCGAATTCGATTGAGCGACATTGGTAAAAGAAAAACCCACAGCTATAAATAGTAAGTTAGAGCTTACTAAAACTGTGAGTTACGAAATAATATTTGTATTAATTATAGCACAGATGTGGAGATAAGAGAATGAAAAAATTTTTAAATGAACATGAAAGTAAGCTACTAGTATTTCTGTTTTGTTTCCAAGTCGGAGCATTATTATCAGTTACATATATTGTAGCTGAATGGATTAAAATATTTTTGAAATGAGGGTTTTAAATGAAGCTATTACGATTTTTTGGGCTAATAAGTATTGATGAAAACGGAAATGAATATATTGAAAAATCAGATAGATATACATTAGTTTGTTTAGCTTTGACTGTGTTAATCGCACTTCTTGTAGGAATCGGTGGATTGATATTAAATGGCTGAATTAATAATGATTGTTGCTTTGATACTACTATTAATGCTTCTTGCAAGGAGTGATAGAGAATGAATGTAGAAAATCCGATGATAGTAGATGATTGCTGGGACGATGGATTTCGACATTAAGAAACGAGGTGCAAAGTAACTTGTTAAAAAAACGAAAGTTAGAAACAAACCATGATGAACTTCTAGAAGAAATAAAATCAATAGAAAAGCTTTTAATGAAAACAAATAGCTTAATTGCCGACGAGTTCAATTTTGAAGAACATTTAATTGAGTACATGGATACACTTTTTTATTCTGATGTTGGTGTCCACCCTGACCAAATATATCTTATAGGGAAGATGGATTGCGGTAGAGAGATTCGTCTATCATTATATCGAAGTTGAAAGGAATTAATAGAAGAAACGAGGTGCAGGCGTGACATTAACAACGGAAACAATTAATAATTTAATCGGAATAAAAGAATCATATCAAGCATCTGATGCGCTAATGAAAATTTTGTTTGATAGAGAAAAACGAGAAGAGATATTTAAACAGTTTTTACAACATGATACGCATTTAGAAAAAGACTGGTTTCATGTTTATTTTGAAGAAGAGCATGCGAATAAAAAGAAATATGCACAAGATTTTACACCAACTGAAATAAGTAGTGTTGCATCGCAATTAGTAAGAGGATTAACAGACAGTCAGGGAGGAACAAGACTAGATGTTGCCGCTGGTACGGGTAGTTTAACGATTTGCAAATGGTATGAAGATTGCCTAAAATATTCGCCGTTTGATTATCTACCATCTATGTATTTGTATCAATGTGAAGAATTATCAGATCGTGCGTTACCTTTCCTTCTTTTCAATTTATTAATTAGAGGAGTGAACGCAACAGTTATTCACGGTGATGCGCTAACAAGAGAAGCGAAACAAGTGTATTTCATTCAAAACGATAAAGACGATTTATTAAAATTTAGTTCTTTCAACATCATGCCCCACAGTGAAACCGTAGAGAAGGAATTTAATATTCATAAATGGCTAGAACCAGTTATCGAACATATAGAAAGCCCTCTTTCAGTAGCTGATAGATATTTAAATGAGTTAGAAATAGAGGACGAAAAAGCATCACAATTGAAACTTTTTTAGGAGGGAGAACATGGCTAAGAAGCAAAAAGAAATACTATTTTGTGACTACTTTGAAGAGTGGGTCGAAGTGTATAAAGTGGGAGCAATTGCAAAAATAACACTAGCTAAATACTATAATGCAGCAAAACAACTTCGAGATTTATGCCCAAAACTTTTTATCTCAGATTTTGACAGACGAGAATATCAACGAATTATTAATGTTTATGCTGAAACACATGAGAAACAGACCGTAAAAGACTTTCATCATCATGTAAAAGCGTGCATTAAAGATTTGTTTCACGATGGATTAATAGATAAAGACCCGACTTATAGAGTTGTTATAAAAGGAGCAGAACCGACAAGAGCGAAAAAGCGGAAATTCTTACAGAAAGATGAGTTATCGAAGTTATTACAATCACTCGATACGAGCCAAATTGGCTTCGGATGGTTCGTAATGCTCGTAGCTAAGACCGGGATGCGCTATGCCGAAGCTTTAGCCATTACTCCTGCTGATTTTGACTGGACAGCACAGACTATATCTATCAACAAGACATGGGATTACAAATATAACAAGGGATTTGCTAAAACAAAAACATTGTCGTCAGTAAGGACCATCAAAATAGACTGGCAGATTGTCGGACAGTTCAAACCGCTTATAAAAGATTTTCCAGAAGACGAACCCATTTTCGTTGAAAAATTTGGAGACGGCACTTACAAACGTCAATTCAATTCAACCATCAACAATTTTTTAGCTGCTAAATGCAAAGAAACAGGAATTACACAGATTAGCTTTCACGCATTACGGCATACGCATGCAAGCGTATTGCTGGCAGAAGGTGTTTCGATTCATACGATTTCAGCACGATTAGGACATGCTGACGTAGGTGTCACACAAGAAACCTATGCGCATGTGTTAGACGAATTACAAAAGAAAGATGATCAAAAAATGTTATCTGTCTTGATGCAGATTGCGTAGCGAGGTGATTAGATGCGAAAAAATTGGACAGATGAGGAAATCAGAGTTTTACAGAATAATTACGAATACGTAGACACTGAAATAATAGCTAATTTTTTAAATCGCTCATATCATTCAATAAAAAACAAAGCGACGCGACTTGGGATAAGTAAAAATTATGATTGGACAGAAGATGAGGATATTTATTTAGAGTATTTTGTTTATGAAAACGACGACAATATTAGCAAAGCTGCCGAATTTTTAGGACGTACAAAAGATGCAGTTATAAACAGACTAGTGAAGTTAAGAAAAAGAGATTCTTCAGTTTCTTTTATTAGGCGTCCGTGGACCAAAAAAGAAGATGAGATACTAAAAAATAATTATATTATTATGTCGAATGACCAATTAGCTGAACGATTAAGAAGAACAAAAGCCTCTGTAGCAGCAAGAAAGGTACTGTTAGGACTGACAAACAAACACATGTCTAAAGAAGATGACAAAATGATTCGTCATCTTGGAAATCAAGGGTACACAATCAAAGAGATTTCAGCAGAAATGAATTTGTCTTATTGCTTAGTTAAAAACTATATAAGAAATCACAGAATCAATTATAGAAGGGAATCAAAAAACGAGATGAATGGTTGGCGAAAAGAAGCAGATGCGACCTATTCGCATTATATTAACTCTAAAAAAGTTAAGGAGGAACAAGCATGAAATTTAAAGAAGGCGATAAAGTCGAGAAAGAACCGCTTTATTATGTGAAATTTGTTGATGCTAATAATGGTAATAAGTGTTATCTAAATGTACGAAGTGACGGGTGTAAGTCTTTAAATAATAGTGTGCAAAATGACATTTTTAAAACACAATTTACAGAAGCTGAAATAAAAGAAATGGACGAACGATATTGGCAGTTTGCGGTGCTTGTTGAGGAAGTGGAGGCGTAAATATGGAAATAAACATAATGGATTATGTCAGTGAAGATGATATTAAAAACACGATTTTAGAAGCAGTGACATCTAAAGTGCGTAACATGCAAGACAAGCACCTTGAAATTATTTACACGAATGCGTGCTATTCTGCAGTAACAAAAGTGACGGATGAAATTATCGAAGAAAGAGGACTGGAATTTAGTGTTGAAAATAAAGTGCGTGAACTTATCGAAAACTTAAGCGCTTTTACTGTTTTCTATCATGACAAGTTTGCCCCCCATGAAAACAGCAAAGCATACAATTTAACACAAAGAATAGTTGAAGAAGAAAAAGACTTATTACGTGAAACAATTAAACAACTTATAACTAAGGCATACAGTGAAGCAAAAGCTGATATGGATATTGCTGATTTGATGAGTGCATATGTGCGTGAATTATTTACAGTGGATGGTGAAGCATGACAATAAAAGTAGGTAGCGCTGTAAAAACAACGTATAAAACAAAACTAATTAACAAAGGCGAAATTGGCACAGTGAAAGAAATTTATGACGTTGCGAACATTCCAGTTACAGCATTAGTAGCTTTTAGGCATTCGGCGGTTTGTTACTTTGTAAGAGATTTAGAGGTGGTAGAATGACAAAACAAATCATCATCAACGAAGCTAACAGTTTACTTCACAGAAAAAGCAAAGAGCTAAGTAAATCAATCATCAAAACGCCTAAAGATCTCGAACGTTTCGCGGTTGGACTGGATAAATTATCACAAGACATGTGGGACTATAAAAATGAATTGGAGGCGATAAAATGAGTATTCAAGCAGGCGATAAAGTAGAAGTGCAGGATAGAACAGGAGTGACTGATTTATGTGTTGATGGAGAACAGTTTTATGTTCTCATTAACAATGATGGGTTGCTAACTGTGCAAGATACTGACGGTTTTTCATCTTTTAACATACCAGCAACTCAAGTCAAGAAAATGAAAGAAAATAGGAATAGTCAATTAGTAAATGAGCTACATGAACAATCAGACTCAGTAAGTTTTAGTATATATAATGCAGATACAGATAAAGCTAAGATGTTTGTATCTAATGTAAATAAGCCACAATTTGACGAAAGAAACAATGTGAAGTGGTATTCTGCATCAAAAGGCAAAATAACAGCAACAGCATTTTTGAAAGGAGATGATTAATATGACAACACTTTATTCCATTCAAGAAAAGTATCAACAGTTATTAAATTTAGCTGAGCAATTAGATCCAGAGACATTAAAAGATACCCTTGAAAGCATAGACGATGAATTAGAAACAAAAGCAGAAAATGTTTCGTTTATTATCAAAGAGCTAGAAGGACAATCACTTGTTTTAGATGTAGAAATTAAACGTTTATCAGAACGAAAAAACACGATTAACAATAATGTGAAGCGACTGAAACAATCACTACATGATGCTATGCTAGTTGCTAATAAGCAAAAAATAAAAACGAATCTATTTACATTAGATATTCGGAAAAACCCTCACAGTGTACTTGTAGAAGATGAGAGGAAGTTAATTAATTATTTAGTTGAACAACCTAAGAAGCTGGATAAGGCTAAGTTAAAAGATGATTTGAAAAAAGGCATTGATGTACCAGGAGCCGTTTTGGTTCAAACGGAAAGACTACAAATAAAATAATAAGTAAGGAGGAATTTCATTGGAATTTATTCAATCAGAAAAAATGAAAAGGTCGGAGTATTTCAATATTATGATTTATGCAAAACCGGGCGCTGGAAAGACAACGACAGTTAAGTATTTAAAAGGGAAAACTTTAATGTTGGATTGTGATGGTACATCAAAAGTATTAAGCGGATTACCTAATATCACGATTGCGACATTAGACCCTCGAAATCCCGTACAAGATATGGCTGATTTTTATGGATATGCGAAGGCACATGCAGAGGAATATGACAATGTAGTAATTGATAATTTAAGCCATTATCAAAAATTATGGCTAATGTTTAATGGGAGAAATACAAAGTCAGGTCAACCAGAACTGCAACACTATGGAATATTTGACACACATTTAATAGATTTGATATCCGTGTTTAATAATTTACCAAACACAAATATAGTATATACCGCTTGGGAAAACACACGACAAATACAGATGGAAAGCGGACAGCTTTATAACCAATTTTTACCAGATATTAGAGAAAAGGTAGTTAATCATATTATGGGTATTGTTCCTGTAGTTGCAAGATTAATAAGAAATCCTGAGACAGGTCAGAGAGGCTTCTTACTCACAGAAAATAATGGTAATTTTGCAAAAAACCAGTTAGATAACAGAGAGTTTGCTTTGCAAGAAGACCTATTCAAAATCGGTGATGTTGATGCTGAAGCTTAGAGATTATCAAATCGATACAATCAACGAAGTAAGGGAGGCTTTTATTAGAGGGTGTAAACGTCCGTTAGTTGTTTCGCCCTGTGGTTAGGTTCAGGCAAATCGGTTATTTTAGCAGAGATTATTAGGCGAACCACAGAAAATAAAAATCATGTTTTATTCCTGGTACACAGGAAAGAATTGATTGATCAGATTCAAAATACACTCGAAGTGAGTGGGGTTGATATGAAACACGTCACTTTAGGAATGGTTCAGACCATTGTTAGACGGTTAGATCACACACCTCAACCAGAATTAATAGTCATTGATGAAAGCCATCACATCTTAGCGAACAGCTACAAAAAAATCATTGAATACTTTCATGAGGCACGAGTTATCGGATTTACGGCAACACCTGTCCGAATTAATGGCGGGGGATTAGGCGATATCAACGATACGTTGATTGAGAAAGTCAATGCCAAATGGTTGATTGAAAATAGCTTCTTATCACCTTATAAGTATTTTGCACCGGAAGTTATTCAAACAAGTAACTTAGACATCAAACGAACCGGGGAATATGACATCACACAATTAGACGATCAGTTCAATCAACGAAAAGTATGGGGAGACGTGATCAAGCATTATCAAAAATTAGCCGACGGACAGCAAGCTATTCTTTACGCTTCTTCTCTCTATCAAAGCCAAAAAATGGCAGCTAGTTTTGAACAAGTGGGTATCACTGCAGCACATATTGATGGCAAAACACCAAAGGCGGAACGCGATCACATTATCCAACAGTTTCGAAATGGCGAGATTAAAGTGCTATGTAACTTAGATTTGATTGGCGAAGGATTCGATGTGCCAGACTGTTCTACTGTGATTATGTTACGCCCGACACAGTCTTTGTCTCTCTACATTCAGCAATCTATGCGTGGCATGCGTTACCGTCCAGAAAAAACGTCCATCATCATTGATCATGTAGGCAATGTAAGTCGGTTCGGACTACCAGATATGGAACGCACATGGACGTTAGAACCGAAAAAAGGAAGTAATAGCAAGAAAGCAGAAGCACCAGTGAAAATATGTCCCGATTGTTTTATGACTGTGTTATCCAGCAATAAGCAATGTGAGCATTGCGGGCATGAATTCAAAGTAGAAGTAAAACCAATACAAGTTGACGAGGCAGCAGAGCTACAAGAAATAACAGAAGCAGTTTTTAAAGTAAATTATAGTAGTCCAAATGAATGTAAGAACATGAAAGAATTATATGAATACGCAAAAGAACACAATTATAAAAAAGGATGGGCGTTCCATCAAGGAAAAGCAAGAGGATTTATCAAATAAAAAAACGAAAGAAGGAATTTAAAAATGTTTAAAGTAGATCATAATGATGTTTTCACAAATGGAGTAGAAAATGGTACGTATGAGGTGGTTTTATACAACGCAAATGAAGATGCGACAAAAAACGGAGCGGAGTTCATTAATATTGATTTAATTATTCGTAATGATGTAAATCAAAAATTCCAGAATGCGCATATTTTTCATCGAGTATGGAAAGCGAAAGCAACGAATGAATATAGTCAAACGGCATTAAATACCATTGCGAAAGCTATCAAGCTGCCGAACGGAAAGGACTATAACACATTAGATGAATTACTAAAAGACCTGTTAACTAAGACATGTCAAGTTACTGTGAAAAATGAAGAGTCTGAGTATAATGGTCAAATTTATAAAAATTTAAATGTGAAAGCATGGGCTGAAAGTAAAATTACCGGACCATTACAACATGTATTTAAAAAGAAAGAAAATGAATTACCACCAGTGGAAATAAACGAGAGTAATCTACCGTTCTAAGCAATGAGAGGAGCGCACAAACGTGTATGAACAAATTCCGGACGAATTAAAAAAATTAAAACAATGGTGCGCTTTTCAACTTGTTTGGGATGAAGAGCGTGGCAAAAATAAAAAGATTCCAATGAATGCAAACGATGGATCCTACGGAAATAGTGTTGATGAGCGGACTTGGGCAGACTTCGAAACTGCCCTTGATTCCCTCGAAAAATATCAATTTGATGGGTTAGGTTTTTACTTTAAGAAACCATATTTCGGTGTGGATATTGATGATATAAAGGATGAAATTGAAGATTACCTTTATGGTAATACAGAAAATATTGCTGGTGAATTTATTCAAACGTTGTCTAGTTACACAGAATACAGTGTGAGCGGGACAGGAATTCATATTATTGCAAAAGGAAGTTTTCCGGAAGGTGGTCGGCGTAAAGGAAACATTGAAATGTACCCGGACGGTCGATTTTTCGTTATGACAGGTCAAGTAATTGATAACTACAGACAAGTCAATGAAGCGACAACGGCAATACAATATTTGCATACGAAATACATTGGGACTAATGAAGTAAGACAAATAAATAATTTACAATCTACAGTTGATTTGCCTGTAAGTGATATTATTCAACGTGCTGAACGAAGTAAACAAGGCGCACAATTTAAAACACTTTACGACGGATTATGGGATGGATTATATCCCTCACAATCCGAAGCAGACTTAGCTTTTGCAAATATGCTGGCATTTTGGACAGGATGTAATGCAGAAAAAATGGACGAAATTTTCCGTTCAAGTGGTTTGTATCGAACAAAATGGGACCAAAAACGTGGAGCGCAATTATATGGAGAAATGGTTATTAATAAAGCGATTGCCAATACGTCAGAGGTTTATCAACCAGGAAGTGATTTAGAAGGTTACTCGATCACTGTGAAAAATCAGAATCGAACTGCTCGAAAAGTATATGGTTTAGATGATACTGGAAATGCAGAACGTTTCCGTGATAAATTTCATGACATTGTTCGTTTTTCATACATTAACAAAGGATTCTATTTCTACGATTCGAAAGTTTGGAAATATGACAACATAGGCGCTGTAAAAACACTTGTTGATGATGTGATCAAAGATATGAAGAGTGAGTTTGCTTACATGGAAAATGAATCAGATGCAGAAAAAGCATTTATGAAACATTTAAAAGCAACAAGAAGCAACAAAGGTAAAACGAATATGTTAAAAGAAGCACAACATTTAATGCCAGTTTTGCCTGATGAATTCGATCGCTACAAATATTTTTTGAACACACAAAACGGATATATCAATTTGCAAAATGGAGAACTTATCAATCATGACAGGCAAAAAATGTTTACAAAAATTAGCAACATCGAATATACAGATAAAATTGATGCGCCACTTTGGCAAGCGTTTTTAAAGGATATTTTTGCTGGTGATAAAGAGTTAATCAATTATATTCAAAAAGCTGTCGGTTATTCATTGTCAGGTTCTACATCAGAACAAGTCATGTTTATCCTTTTCGGCAATGGGCGAAATGGGAAATCGGTTTTTCTTGATATTATCAACGATATTTTTGGTTCCTATGCGACCAACATCCAGCCACAGACAATCATGGTCAAACAGCAGTCTAGTAATGCAAATAGTGATATTGCCCGTTTACATGGCGCCAGGTTCGTTACAACCACCGAACCAAATGAGGGTGTACGTTTAGATGAAGGACTAGTTAAACAGCTCACAGGTGGCGACAAGGTCACTGCACGACACTTGTATAAGGACGAATTCGAGTTTACACCCGAATTCAAAATCTGGATGGCAACCAACCATAAACCAATTATCCGAGGGAGAGACGATGGAATTTGGCGTCGATTACATTTAGTACCTTTCACAGTAAAAATACCTGACGAAAAAGTAGATAAACAGCTAAAATATAAACTTCGCAGTGAATTGACTGGGATATTAAACTGGGCAGTTGAAGGATTTCTTAAATGGCAGCGAGAAGGTTTAGGAATGCCGAAAGCTGTCGAAAATGCTAGCTCTGAATATAAATCAGAAATGGATGTTATTACTGCATTTATTGAGGATTGTTGTGATGTGAGAGAAGGCGAAAAGGTAAATGCCAAAAAAATGTATGAAACATATAGAGAGTGGGCAAAAGATAACGGACAGTATCTAATGAGCAGCACGAAGTTTGGTAAGGAAATGGGATTGAAGTTTGAGAAGAAGAGGAGTAAAAAAGGTTATAAATATACAGGCGTTTGTTTAAATGATGAATATTTCTCTTTAAAGTTGAATTTTTAGGGGTGTATAGTTTGCACTAACCATACACCCTATCAAATCCATTGTGCCGCAACGCATTTAACTGTATTTAAGATGAAAGGGTGTATAGTTTGTACCATTTTCCATAAACTTCTCTATAAAAATTTTTCCTAGGAAACTTTTCTATATTTACTATCAACTATACACCATTATAAAAAAAGTATTAATAAAGTAAGTAATAGCAATGGGTTTAGAGGGTGTATAGTTTTGGTCAACTATACACCAACCATACACCTTTTAGCTAATAATTTAGCACTTTTTAACCAACACATAACATACGTTCGTATTTTTGACCAAAGGAGTGATTAAATGACAGCAGAAATGGATATACAGAATTCTATACGTTTAGAACTTTCCCGCCATGGGCATTACGTTTTCCGTGCCAATGTTGGCAAAGTGAAATTACCAAATGGACGAATTTTTGATACAGGATTGCCAAAAGGATTTCCGGACTTGTTCGGATTCCGTGGATCAGACGGGAAAGCATTTTTTATTGAAGTGAAAAACGAGATAGGCAAGTTGCGAAAAGAACAGGAACATTTTCAGCAAGCTATGCAAATTACACCGGCCATCTGTGGAGTAGCAAGAAGTGCTGCAGAAGCCGTGCGAATTGTGGAGGAGGGGTAAAATGAAGCTAAGAGATATTACAAACAGTAAATGCGATGTTAGGGAGTATATGAATGTTGATTTTCCAGATTGGCTTTTAGAACAACTAAAAGACGAAATAGATTTTGATATTATTGAGGCGTTAAAAGAGTATGCCGTTATTTATGTGAAGCATAATGCGCTGGAAAAAGAAATAGAACCTTTTGATATTTATAAAAAAGTAGAGGAGTGGTAAAAAATGAAGAGCGACGATTAAAGATGTGATGAATTTAGAGACCAAGGCAGTCAAAATAAATGGGAAGACTGCAAGGATTTATCAGAAGTGTTAATTGTGTGGAATACGAGTAATATTCTGACAATTGGTTACAGAAAAATGTAACCAGAAGCAAAAAATGTAACCTCCCAAAATCGCATAGTACCAGTAGCTGGACACGTAAAAGTTACAAGTTACATTTTTTTCTTAATAAAAAGTATTATATTTAATTTATATTTAAGAACTGTATACGAAAATAAAAACTTTTTCGCCGTTTTTTTTGTAACCGAGTGATTTTGAAAATCGTGGAGAGATAACAATGTTCAGTCATATTCAAAAATTTATAAACAGATGGAAATTTAATCAAGGATGTACATTGAAGCTATGAGTCTTGATGCGACAATTCCATTAAACAAGGAGGAAAAACGAATGAAAATATATCACACAGAAACACAAGAAGATTACGATGCGTTACTGGAAAACTTGAAAAACGAGGGATGGACGTGGTTTTTTGGTGAGGCTATTACGTCATATAACTCGCAGCTTTGGGAACGGAATAAGCAAAATACTGTTGTGCATATAGAGGAAGAAGGAGTAAGTTGTGGGAGTTTTTCTTATGCTAAATATTTACACCCCAACATACCAATCGAAAAATACAAAGTGAAACAAGACGAAGTTGCAAAGTGGTTCGGTGGCGCTACAAATGCCATGAAAGCATTTTCATCCAATGGAGTATCTATGAAAAAACAAAATACTGACAACGTAAACAACCCATCACATTACACAGCAGGTGGTATCGAAACACTAGACTACATCAAGGCAAAAGTATCTGATTATCCGTCATATGCTGTAGGAAACATACTTAAATATGTCTCAAGATACGAGCACAAGAATGGCATTGAGGATTTAAAGAAAGCACAGTTTTATTTAAATGATTTGATTGAATGGATGGAGAGTGATTGTAAATGAATCGGTTTGAAAAAGATAGATTAAGAACAAAGGCAAAGAATATAATCGAGGCAATGCTGGTGTATTTACTATTGTGGCTTTTTAGTATAGTGATACCAATTATGGGTGTTTGGGCACATCTGATTTGGAGTAATTCATTTACGTTATTTATTAAAATTAATACATTGACTATTTGGTCTATAGAAACGGTAGTCGTAGGGGCTTTACTTGTGAGTTCTTATATAACAGTTAAAAAGTATGTAAGTCAAATAGTCGCAGAAGACTAGCTAAGTTGAATGAGAGGAGAGTGATTGAATGTTTAAAACATTAAGTTCGTTTTATTTTTCTATGATTTTCATTACCGTATTATTGCGCGCTTTCGGCTTTCTTAGTCTTGCAGAAGCAGAATTTATTTTACTATTAATCATTTCTCTTGTCATGGTTGAGGATATGAATGGGAGTCGTAAATGACAAGTGACTCTTCGCCTTTACAAGTATTGCTAAAATATAAAAAAATGGGGCTGGTTGACAATGGAGGAATATGTAAATATCAGTTTAGATAAATATGAAAGGTTAAAAATGTTTGAAAATGATAAATACGAAAAAGATGCTAAGGAATTTCTAAAAAAGTTTACTAACTTCACAACGATATTTGGAAATCAAAATGAAGAGTATTACACGGCGCATGTCAACAAGGAAGAACTGAAAAAACTAATTGAACAAAGACTAGGAAAAACGTGTGAGATAGAATTTTATTAGGAGAGTGATTAAATGTCAAAGCGATTACGTAAAGCACAATATAAACTTATTGAAGATGAATTAAAATTTTATCATTCTACTAAAAAAGAATTGATGGAAAAGGAAGTTAATGTAACACTGGGCGCTTGGCATAGAGAATACATTGACGAGAACCAAGGTGGTGGCAGTGCGGGGAATATTAGTAATGAAGTGGAAGATCGTGTGATGTTACTGCAAATGGATAAAGAAATAAGTAGATTAAAGAATATTATAAATGCAATTGAGTCTGTACTTAATAGATTGAATGACGAGGATAAACAATTGATTCAGTTTAGATACTGGGACAGAAGCAAACCAACTTGGGTATGGATTGCCAGCAAGTTGAATATGGACGAGAGTACAGCTAGAAGAAGAAACAAAACAATCATCCTTTCAATAGCTGAAAGATTAGGATATTAAAATATATTGCCCGTTTAACGCCCGTTTTGGACAATAAAATAAGTTTATTATAGTAATATAGGCAGGGCCTATTAAAAATGAAAGTCGAGGGGACTATATGAATTTAGTTAGGTGTTGGGAATGCGGGCAATATATTTCGCAAGAAGCTTCGGTCCATTTCAGAGATTTGTCTGGAGGTAGAAACTTATGCGTTGAATGCCAACATAAGTATCGACAAAAAATAGAAGAAAAGAAAAAAGAATATATTGCGCACAAAGTTGAAGCAACGCTTGAAAGAGCAATACATCTTATAGAAAAGCAAGAACAGTGTAGTATGAAAATGGAAGAATATCTTGATCCATATGACACTGTAGTCCAATTTTATAGAAATGACAGTAGCAAGTTTGATTCTGCTCATGAAGTAATGGCTTGTATCGAATTGTTAAGAAATCAGATTAAAGTAAGAACACAACAAAAAATAGGACGCAAACGAGTAGATTTTATTTTACCGGACATGAAGATTGTTTTAGAGATTGATGGAGGACATCATCGTTTTAGGATTGGTAAAGATTCAGAACGAGATGTGTTTATCCTTAATACTTTGAATAAATCTGAACACGGTTGGGAGATTATTAGAATACCTACTAGATTTGTTGAACAAAACATTAGACGTCTTGTTCCTGCTATTAAAGCGTTATACAAAGAACGTCAAGAACTAAGAAATAAACACAATGGGTTCATTCCGTCTTATTACTCAAGAACAAATAAGATGTCTCACATATCGGCAATTAAAGGTGTTGCTTCAGATAATGAAATCGAAGTAATGGAACAGGAAGTGTTAGACGGAACTGAAGATCTATAATCACATGATGATATAGCAGGAGGTTGCTATGTTGCCGGACAGAGGCTTTGTATCTGATCGTTGGTCCCGATGGGAGACGCATCCCAATCCAACTTCACTAGTCCCAACAAGAGACACCTTCTTGTTCAATCTCAATACTCGTGACGGAATAGGTAGACGAAGCACAGGATAGAACTAATGTGGCTAAGAAGCGTATGTCTTAGCTTAAAACTCCTGTAAAACAAATTAATTAGTTCATGCAAGGTGCAAATCCTTGCCGAGTATATATTAAACCACACACACCTCTTGACAATGTGGAGCAGGTGAGGTCGTTTTATATTCAGAACTACAGTGGGTCCTGTGTCTAGTGACGGAAATTCATTCCGGATTCGACTGGATGAAATACAAAGCACTGACGAGTGTTACCGTAGAAGTATTCAGGTCTCATAACTACGGATACATAGAACAATGAAGTCCAGCACATTCGTGTTGGGCTTTTTATATAGGGGTGGATTGATGCTAACACAAGCAGAACGTCATACATTCTACAAGTCAAAGGCATGGGTAAGCATACGTAAAGAAGTATTAAAGCGTGATAACTATGAATGTCAAGAGTGTAAGAGGCAAGGCAAGGTGTTTACTGATTATCATGACCCAAACAAGCATAAAAGACTCGATGTAGACCATATTAAGGATTTAGAACATCATCCTGAACTTGCGCTTGATATAGATAATCTCACTACTCTGTGTGTAAAGTGCCATAACAAAAAACATAATCGCTTTCAATTTAGAAGGAAGATAAATAAATGGGTGAACGATGAACGATGGTGACACCCCCGGGTCAAAGGTTTGCTCTTTAATTTGGCTCTGGGGAACGGTGTGGGGGTCTTCTCCGCAGAAATATTAAAAAGTCTCATGAAGGAGGGAGGGCTTGAAGTGGAATATAACATAAAGAAGTTAGAAAAAGAATTGTTATCTAAGATTGATACTACTAGTCAGAAAGAGCTTGAAAAAGTCAATCGCTATATTAATTTAATACGCATATATTATGAGTTAGATAAAAGCATTGAAATGGATGGAGCAGTCGTTGTCACTGAAAACGGCTCGCAAAAATTCACGAAAACTAATCCAGCAATACAAGAAAAAAATCGAATTAATACTTCATTATTATCTATTGAGCGTTCTTTTATATTCAAAGGCGAAAATGATAAACAAGATGGTAGTGACTTGATATGATATCAAATAAACATGTCGATAACTATATACAGTCGTACGAAAGCGGGAAAATACTACTCAATAAAGAACGTGTAGACTTGATAAATCACTTGCAAGAACATGTTCTTAGTAGAGATGATATATATTTTGATGAGACGCAAATAGAAAATTATATTGCTTTTAGTGAAAAATGGTACTTTCCTTTGGACAACTGGGAAAAGTTTATTGCACCATTTATTTTTTTATATTTTAAAGAAGATGATGAACTTTTTTATGAAGAGTTCTTTATAACCCTCGGTCGCGGTGGTGGTAAGAACGGGTTTATAAGTACATTATCTAATTATTTTATAAGTCCGCTACATGGGATTAACAATTACGATGTTTCGGTAGTGGCGAATTCCGAAGATCAAGCGAAAGTTAGTTTCAAAGAAGTATTTAATACAATAGACGGAAATCCTAAATTGGAAGGCAGCTTTGACGCGTGGAAAGCACAGATTATTGGCAAAGGAACCAACAGTGTTTTTAAATTTCAAACGTCAAATGCAAAAACTAAAGATGGTGGTCGTGAAGGCTGTGTTATTTATGATGAAACACATGAATATGAAGATAGACAAATAATTGATGTATTCTCTGGAGGACTTGGCAAAGTCGCAAATCCCAGAGAATTTTTTATTGGCACTAATGGATTTGTGAGAGCGGGGTTTTATGACAAGTTGGAAGAACGCAGTAAAGCAATTTTAAGCGGCGAAAATCTTAACGATCGCATGTTTCCTTTTATTTGTAAGCTAGACGATCCGGCAGAAGTCAAGAATGAAGCTATGTGGGAAAAAGCAAATCCTGCTTTTGAAAAGCCATTAAGTCCTCGTTCTAAACGCTTACTAAATAAAGTTAGAAAACAATATGAAGCATTAACGAATAATCCAAGCGGCAGAGAAGCATTCATGACTAAACGAATGAACCTTCCAGAAGTAGACTTGGAAAAGGTAGTAGCACCGTGGGAAGATATTCTCGCAACTAACCGAGAAATGCCAGAACTCCAAAACCGAGCTTGTATTGGTGCATTTGACTATGCAAGCGTTAAGGACTTCGCGGCTGTTGGATTGCTGTTCCGTGTGGGCGATGATTATATTTGGAAATCACATTCATTTGCTAGAAAAGGATATTTGGATATCGCAAACCTTAAACCGCCCATCAAAGAATGGGAAAAGCAGGGATTACTGACCATTGTAGATGAACCTACAATCGACCCTCGTCATGTGGTCAATTGGTTTGTTGAAATGCGGGAAAATTACGGTATTCAAAAGGTCATTGGGGATAACTTCCGAATGGATCTTATGCGCCCGCTGTTTGAAGCAGAAGGATTCGAACTGGAGATTATTAGAAATCCACGTGCAGCTCATAGTTTGCTAGCTCCGCGAATTGAAACTTTATTCGCAAATCATCGCATTGTGTTTGGAGATAATCCGTTAATGCGTTGGTATACAAATAATGTTGCAGTGAAAATCAAACCAGATGGTAATAAAGAATACCTGAAAAAAGACGAGCATAGGCGTAAAACAGATGGATTTCAAGCATTTGTCCATGCTCTATGGCGTGCGGATGAAATAGAAGACCTTGATGTAGATGAAGTTTTAAATATGCTTAATGCCATTACGTTTTAGGAGGTGATATATTGGGATTTCTTTCGGAGATATTTAAACGGAACAAAGAAATTGAGTGGATGTGGGATTTAGAGTTTTTAGAAGATAAAACAACAAAGGTTTATTTGAAGAAAATGGCTTTAAATACGTGTGTAAAACATATAGCACGAACGATCGCCAAATCTGATTTTAGATTGAAAAGTGGAGAAAGCAGTGTACGAGACGGATTGTATTATAAATTAAATGTTCGTCCAAATACAGATATGAGTTCGAGTTCTTTCTGGGAAAAAGTGATCTATAAATTAATCTATGATAACGAGTGCTTAATCGTCCTTTCAGATACGGACGATTTTTTAATTGCTGATAGTTATGTTAGAAAAGAGTTCGCGCTTTATCCGGATGTTTTTGAAGGGGTTACGGTGAAAGATTATCGTTATAATCGTAATTTTAGTATGGATGATGTGATTTTTCTGGAATATGGAAATGAGCGACTAGCTGCATTTACGGATGGCATGTTTGAGGATTACGGTGAGTTATTTGGTCGCATGATTCGAGCACAAATGCGTAACTTCCAAATCCGCGGGGCTGTTAACTTCAAAATGGCAGGCATTGCGGACGATGAAAAACAAAAAAAATTACAGACTTACATCGACAAACTGTATGCTGCATTTAATAACAATGAAATTGCCATTGTTCCTCAATTGGAAGGCTTCAATTATGAGGAATTTGGAACGTCTAGTGTGAATAGCAGCCAGAATTTCGATGAGATCAAGAAACTTCGAAAAGAAATGATTGACTATGTGGCAAGTATTCTTGGTATTCCCTCGGCTCTACTGCATGGGGATATGGCAGATTTAAGTAATAACATGAAAGCTTATATGGAGTATTGTATTGATCCTCTCACTAAAAAATTGGAAGACGAATTGAACGCTAAATTATTTACCCCTAGCAAATTTTTAGCAGGAGAACATATTAAAATCATCCACAAAAAAGACATTATAGAAAATGCAGAAGCTGTAGATAAGTTGGTTGCCTCTGGTTCATTTAATCGTAATGAAGTTCGAGAATTATTGGGCGCTGAACGAGTAGATAATCCGGAATTAGATAAATATTTAATTACTAAAAACTATCAGTCAGCAGATGAAGGAGGTGAGAATGAATGACGAAAATTGAAGTCAAAGGTCCTATTATTGGAAATGATGACAAATGGATTTATGATTGGCTGGATATGGAAGCTACGTGTGCAAAAGATATCAATGAAGCCTTGGCAAATGCGTCAGGTGAAGTTGAAGTTTGGATAAATAGCAATGGTGGAGATGTGTTTGCTGGTAGTGAAATTTATACAGCATTAAAATCATACAATGGTAATGTAGTTGTAAAAATTGTTGGAATGGCGGCAAGCGCAGCATCTGTAATTGCGATGGCTGGAAATGAAGTATTAATTTCTCCAACTGGTCAAATGATGATTCACAATGTTCAGTATGGTGGGAGAGGTGATTATAGAGAGTTAAAAAAAGCCTCCGAAATTGCTCAAAATGCCAATATATCCATTGCTAATGCTTATCAGCTGAAAACGGGAAAAACATTAGAAGAACTGTTAAATATGATGGGAGAAGAAACATGGCTAAATTCTCAACAGGCTGTAGAGCTAGGATTAGCAGATGGTGTGATGTTTCAAGAAAATAGCGAAACGCCAAAATTAGTAGCAAGTACAGGCGGCATGTTAGCACAAGCTACATTAGATAAAGTTAGGGGACTGAAAGATACTAATGGTAAACAATCAATTTTAGAAGTATCTTTATCAGCGGAACAAATTCAAAGCGTTGTAGAAGATACAATTGCAAAATTTAAAAACGAAGTGATAGTTGATGGGAAAACTTTGAATCAACATATCGCTGAACAAGAAAAGGAATCGGAAGAGTCGGAAGTGAATGGACTCAAACGGTTTCTTTTTTAATACCCAAAAATAGGAGGAAATAAATTATGACTATCAAATTAAAAAACAACCTCGCGAATTACGAGGAAAAACGGACAGCTTTTGTTAACGCTGTTAAAAACGAAGACACGCAAGAAATTCAAAATAAAGCATATGTGGAAATGGTAGACGCGATGGCAGCTGATATTATGGAACAAGCTAAGAAAGAAGCACGTCAAGAAGCGGACGCATATATTTCAGCTAGCCGAACAGACAAAAATATCACGAATGAAGAAATTAAATTCTTCAATGATATTAATAAAGAGGTTGGATATAAAGAAGAAACATTGCTACCACAAACAGTCGTTGATGAAATCTTTGAAGATTTAACAACTGAGCATCCTTTCCTTGCATCTATTGGAATGCGCACGACTGGTTTGCGTACTAAGTTCTTAAAATCCGAAACAAGCGGTCTTGCCGTGTGGGGTAATATTTTTGGTGAAATTAAAGGACAGCTAGATGCGACATTCAGTGAAGAAGAGTCTATTCAAAACAAGCTAACGGCATTTGTTGTTGTGCCTAAAGACCTTGAAAAATTTGGTCCTGTTTGGGTAAAACGCTTTGTTGTTACGCAAATTGAAGAAGCTTTTGCAGTTGCGTTAGAAAGTGCGTTTATCGTTGGTACTGGTAAATCTCAACCGATTGGTTTAAATCGAAAAGTAGCTAAAGGGACATCAGTAACCGATGGTGTATATCCAGAAAAAGTTGCTTCTGGAACACTGACATTTGCTAGCTCTAAGGTAACTGTTAATGAATTAACAGATGTATATAAATATCATTCCGTAAAAGAAAACAAACATCCATTAAACGTTGCAGGTAAAGTTACTTTACTAGTCAATCCAACGGATGCATGGGATGTTAAGAAACAATACACAAGCTTAAATGCGAACGGTGTTTATGTGACTGCGCTCCCATACAATTTAAATATCATTGAATCATTATTCGTTCCAGAAAAGAAAGCTATTTCTTACGTAGCAGAACGTTATGATGCACTTGTTGGTGGTCCATTGGATATTTCTACTTTTGACCAAACGCTTGCATTTGAAGACCTTAATTTATATGCTGCAAAACAATTTGCGTACGGTAAAGCGAAAGACGATAAAGCTTCTGCTGTATGGACATTAAATATCAAACCAGCAGAACAAACTCCGGAAGGGTGATTGTAAATGGCTAAATTTGAAGTATTAAAGAAATTTAAAGACAAAGAGACCAAAGAAGTATATGAAAAAGGAACAGAAATTAAATTGACTGTAAAACGTGCAGATGAAGTCTCTGATAATTTGGGAACTTCTTTTTTAAAGCGATTGGATGAACCAAAAAAAGACAAGAAAAAGTAGGTGCTGTACATGGAAGTATCAGATGACCTTCTTAAAAAATTTAAAGAGCGTATGCACATTTCTCACAATAGCGAGGATAGCAATTTAAAAGAGTTGCTATCTTTTTCTATTGCTGATTTACAAGAAAAATGCGGGCTGTTTAATGTGGATGAACATGTTAGGGCAAGAGAATTGGTCATTGATCGTACTAGATACGCGTATAATGATTCGATAGAATTCTTCAATGAAAACTTTCAATCACAAATAACTAGCTTAGGTTTCTCTCTCTATGTAGCTGAAAGTGGTGAATCTGATGAAGTTTCAGTTTAAACCTCAAAAAGTTCAGAGCGGGGATTTACGTACTCCGGTTGTTTTTTTTGAATATCAGCCGGCAAGTGGTCCTGAACCAGGTGAAATAGAAAAGATTACCCTTTTTGAATGTTTTGCAGAAGTTTATAAACCATCCATGAAGGACTTAGAAATTTTACATGGCACGGGAACAAAAGAAGCTGTCACAATTAATATTCGAGACACTAAAGGTGAGTATACAGTTAGTAACAAACATTATGTAGAAATATTAGATTATCGTTATTTGGGCAAAAGATTTAATGTGATTGATGTTAGCCCAGACTTGCAAAATAATCGCTTTGTAAATATACTTCTGGGGGTTCAAACATGAGTGTAGAAGTTACTGGAGTAGAAGAGTTGGAAAGACAGTTAGTCAGTTTATTTGGACGAGAAAACTTGCCGCAATTAGTAGACCCTGCTTTAATTGCAGGTGCTACTCTTGTAGCAAAAACACTTAAAAGTGAATTTGTTCAATTTAAAGATACAGGCGCATCTATTGATGAAATCAATATAGAAAAACCTTCGTATGACAAAGGGGTAAGAAGTATAAAGATTGACTGGAAAGGTCCTAAAGACAGGTACAAAATAATTCATCTCAACGAATATGGTTATACAAGGAATGGTAAAAAAATCACACCAGCAGGAACAGGTAGTGTTGCCAGGTCACTAAGAATATCTGAAAGAGCTTATAGGGCAATTGTACAGAAGAAAATAGGTGATAAACTATGATTGATATTTTGAATGTCATATATACAACATTAAGTAAAAACGATATCATTCACACTACTTGCGAAGAGAGAATTAAATATTATGATTTTCCAGGCACAGGTGATTCTACAAAAACCTTCTTGTTAATAATACCTTTAGATGTTCCAATACCAACTAATTTTTCCAGTAATGAATCCAGGATGGAAGATTTTTTAGTACAAATTGATGTGCAATCTAACGACAGATTAATAGTAAAAAAAATACAAGACGAAGTTAGAAAAGAAATGAAACAAATAGGATTTGGACAACTCGCTGGTGGTTTAGATGAATATTTTCCAGAAACAGGGCGATTTGTAGATGCACGAAAATATAATGGATTGCCATATAAGCTATATCAATAAAATTAATTAGGAGTGAAATAAATGATTACAACAATCGGGTTTGAAAAAGCAACTTTTGGAATTTATGATGAAAAAGACGAAAAGGTAACAGAAAAAGTAGAAGTAAATGGTAAGAATAAAAAAGGTGGTACGGTTGAAGCGGATATTTCTGGTCTTGATGCGGAAGCTATTAAAGTTTTCGCTTCGAACGGTCCATACTACATTTCCAAAAAAGGTTCTGGTGATGTTAAGCAAACAATCGGTATCATGGAACTTTCATTTGAATTAGGACAGAAGTTATTAGGTCGTCAAAAGAATGCAGATGGTATTGTAACGGTAGGAAAAAACACTGCTCCACCATACGCTTCATGTGTGATGGAAAGTGAAACGTTGCGAGGGGAGCCGGTATTCTTTGCTTTACTAAAAGGAAAGTATGGACAAGATGATGTTAAATTAAACACATCTGAGGACAAACCAAAGGAACCTGAAGCAACTAGTCTCACTGGTGAATTTGTTTATAATGACGCTGGGGACGTTTTCGCGATGGCTGTGGGCGAAGAATTCCGAGATAAAATTTACAACATGGCTTTTCCTGGTTTTGTTGAAACACCAGTAGTACCAGAAGGATAAAAAATTTTAAGAGTAGGTGAAATCCTACTCTTTTTTTGTTGACCAAAATCATAAAAAAGGTGGAGAAAATAGTGATTAAACTAGAAATATTTAATAAAAAAGAAAAAAAGAAAGAGCTATATGAGAGAGAAGATACATCTGTAATTGAATTAGAAGAGTATTGGAAACTACAAGAAAAAATTAGAGAATACATCAATACTTCTGATGATCCAAAGAAAACGACAATTTTGGAAATGCAATTAAAATTTATTGTGAAATTATTTGATGATGAAAACATTACAATAGATTTTCTTAAAAAAAATATTCCTTCGAAGAAATTAAACGATACATTGGTGTCTGTCTTTCGGGAGATTTCACCAGAAGAGTACGAGGATGAAGACAGTGGAGATGAGGAAGCAAAGTAATAACGCTTACCGAGTTTTTGTCCGATCTCGATGCAATTAGGCGTTACTGCATGAAAGAGTATGGCTGGACAATTCGAGAAACAGACGATCAAGAATACAAAAAGTTATGTCGTCTGATAATCGAAAAAGAAGAAGCAAAATCAGAAAATAACAAAGTTTCACTTGTTGACTTTGTATCACAATATCAAGATGTCAATCGAGGAAGGGGGTAAATAATGAATAAACTTCAAGGATTGTCGATTAACCTAGACCTAGATGCTACTAGAGTGGACGAGGGAATGAAAGGGTTGAAAAGGACCCTCGGTTCTGTGAATAGCGAAATGAAAGCAAATCTTTCGGCATTTGGCAAAGGAGAAAAAACCTTATCTCGATATGAAACAGAACTGGATGGACTTAATAAAAAGTTATCTGTTCAGAGCAAAATGGTTTCTCAAACTAAAAACGATTTTAAAGATTTAGAAAAACGAAATGCTTCTTTAAATGGAGAGTTGAAAGAGTCTAATAAATCGTTGACTGAGTCAAAAAAACGTTTTGAACAGCTTTCTAAATCTGGTAATGCAACTGAAAAAGAATTAAAAGAAGCGGAAAAAGAAGTCAACTCAAATCAAAAAGCGTATAACAAACTTAACAAAGAACTACAACAAATGCCAAAAGCTTTATCAGCTGGACAAAAAGCAGTAAACAATGAAGTTGCAAATTACAATAATTTGCAAAGAAAGATTGATACTACGACAGAATCTTATAAGAAATTCAAGAGAGAGCAAGCTGTTAAAAGTTCACCGTGGGGGACGGTTACTCAAGATTTAGACAAGTATCAAAAAAAGTTAAATGAAACAGGTGATAAGCTTGTCGCCTTCGGGAAAAAAGGAAGTTTGTATATGGCTCCAGTTGCGCTTGGTTTAGGTTTTGCTACCAAAAAAGCGGCTGATTTTGAACAACAAATGTCGAATACTCTTTCTGTTATGTCCCCTGGCGAGGTAAATCAATATAAAGATGCATTGAGAGAACTAGCTATTCAACAAGGTGCAGATACGAAATACTCCGCCTTAGAAGCCGCACAGGCGCAAGAAGAACTTTTAAAGGCAGGTCTTTCAGTAAAAGATGTTATCAATGGCGGGCTTTCAGGTGCGCTTTCATTAGCAACAGCGGGTGAGTTAGATTTAGCTTCAGCGGCAGAAATCGCGGCTACAGTTTTAAACGCATTTAAGGATGATAATTTAAGCGTGGCGGATGCGGCAAACATTCTAGCTGGTGCGGCAAATGCTTCTGCCACTGGTGTAGAAGAAATGAAGATGTCTTTACAACAAGTTTCTGCTGTTGCGAGTGGCGTTGGTCTGTCATTTGATGATACATCTACAATGTTAGCAGTATTCGCACAAAATGGTTTAAAAGGTTCCGATGCGGGGACCTCTCTCAAAACTATGCTACAAAGATTACACCCTACAACAAAGGCAGCATGGGAACAATTTGATGCTCTAGGTTTAAGCATTGTGGACAACGAAACTGCCATGAAAGTATTGCAAGAAAATGGTGTAAAACCGCTTTCTAACGATACAGATAAATTAATGGGACAAATTCAAGATTTAGCTAAAAGTTTAGCAGGTCCAAAGGCAAGCGCTTCTAAAGTTAACAAAGAATTTGAAGAATTAACAGTTGCTACTGGAGCGGTTCACTCCGCGTTTTACGATACAAATGGGGAATTGAAATCAGCAGAAGAAATATCTGGTTTATTGCAAAGTAGTCTAAAAGACTTAAATTCTGAACAGCGTAGTGCGGCGCTAGGTGCTATGTTTGGCTCCGATGCAGTTCGTGCTGGGAATATTGCTTATCGTGAAGGCGCAGAAGGAATAAAAAAAATGCGCACTGAAATGGGTAAAGTAACTGCAGACGATGTAGCTAAAATGAAAATGGATAATTTGAAAGGTACTATTGAAGAAATTTCTGGTGCAATTGAAACTTTTGCAATAAGCATAGGAACATCATTGACACCGGTATTACGTAGTCTAGGAAAGTATATTCAACAAGCAGCTGATTGGTTTAATGGATTGAATGATAGTACTAAAACGGTTATCTCCACAGCAGGTGTAGTTGCGGTAGCGATTCCGGTGGCTGGACTAGCATTTGGATTTATTGCAAAAGGAGCAGCAGCTGCTATCTCACCTGTAAAGAAACTAACAGCCGCGTTAGCAGAAAACTCGGTCGCTGCCGGAACTAATGCTGCGACTACGCAACTTGCTGGAAATGCTTTGCCAGTCGGTGGAGGAAAAGGTAAAGGTTTCTTAGGTAAAGCTGGCTCATTTTTTAAAGGAAGCAAAGGAGCAAAAGCATTATCTACAGGTGATATGGCAGGCGATATTGCGAGTTATAGCAAATTCGGAAAAATTGGGGCTGGTTTGAAAGGCGTTGGAAAGGCATTACCTGGTCTAGGGATTGCATTATCTGCAACACAACTTATTGGTATTAACAAGAAAAATGCTGGCGATAAAGCTGGTAGCGCTGGTGGGAGCTTAGCTGGCGGGGCAGCAGGAGCCGCTATAGGAACAGCAATTGCTCCAGGAATTGGAACAGCTGTAGGTGCGGCAATAGGAGGTATTGCTGGAACTAAATTTGGGCAGGCATTCGGTAAAAAAATACAGAAGGAAATACCTGAATATAAAGCTAAATTCGATTTAATTTGGGAGGCACTTTCATTCTCAGCAAAAGAACATCCTATTCTATTGAATCCAGTTAATCAAATTAACGATCAAATTAAAATGGCGAAAGCAGGATATGCAGCTATAAAAGATGTGTTTGCTAATCCTTTGAAAACGGATATTTCCGGAAAAGGTATTAGTAAAGATACAGCAAAAAATGTAAATTCTTATAAAACTATGTCTCAAAACGCAATCTCTGAATTAAAGTATTTGGAAATGTCCGGGGATGTAATCACTAAATCAACATCTGATAAAATTAGTAAAAATTATAATGGGATGGTTGCGCTAGTTGAGAAATCTTTTGAGAAGACTAAAAAAAGTACTGATAAGAATTTAAGTACTTTGTCAAAAAATAGCATGTTATCAGAAGCAGACATAAAAGCGGTTAAAGAGAAGCAAGCAAAAATACAAAAATTGTCATTAGATGAAGTGAAGAAAAACAACGAACAAATTCAAAAGCTAAATGAAGATATGGCTACTAAAAATGCTGATATTACAAAGAAAGAGAAAGCAGACATAAAAGCAATTAACGCAAAAGCTGCAAAGGAAGGTAGAGTTTTAACTGCTTCGGAGGAACAGCAAATTACGAGCATCAAACGTAATGCTGCAAATCAACGTAAAACTAGTAATCAAATATATAGTAATCAAATTCAAGCAATATCTAAAAAACAAGAAACTGCTGTGGTTGGTTCTTTGAGTAAGTCTGCAAAAGAGCAAAAATTAATTTTAGGAAAACTGAAAGACAGTAGTGGAAAATTAAGTACAGAACAAGCTTCAAAAGTGGTTAGCGAATCGAAGAGAGCAAAAGATGGAGCAGTAAAAGAAGCTAACAAGAAATATAAGGATGTAGTTGCTGCAGCTGATAAAGAATACTATGTAAATGGAACTATTACTAAGAAACAACATGATGATATTGTAAGAAAAGCTAGGAGCCAAAAGAATAAAACCGTAAAAGCGGCAACCGAAATGCACGAACAAGTAGTCAGTCAAGCTCAATCACAAGCTACTGGTCATTTAAACCAAGTTGACTGGGAAACAGGTCAATCATTATCGAAATGGGATAATTTTAAAGTTAATTTAGCAGGTGTGATTAACTCTGTTACCGGCGGAATAAATAAAGTATTAAAGTTTTTTAGTTTACCTACTATTCCTGAATGGAAGCCAAAAGGTTATAATAATGACACAAAAAAAATAAACACTAGCAAAAGAACATCATACGGTAGTAACTTAGCAATGGATTACACAGGTTCTAACAATGCGTCCGGACAAATCATGGCTGGCGAAGAAGGATTTGAGATTGCATATAATAAACGCAAAGCACAAGCTCAGATTTTAGGTGCGAATGGTGCAGAAATAACGCATGTTGCGCCAGGTACTAAAATTTTGAATCATGCAGATTCGAAAAAAGTCATGCAAGGTGGTCTTGGTAAAACATTACCTGGATTTGCAAGTGGCAATTCAACGATCAATGATTTCTTGAGTGACGCTTGGGATGGGACAAAAGCGGTAGCTGGAAAAGTAGTTGATTTTTCTAAAAAAGCTTTTGACTGGGCAGCGCATCCTATCAAAAATTTAAATAAACTTTTTGGTGGCTTGTCTGTTGGCGTTAAAATGGGTAACGATGGTAATTTAGGTTCTGACATGTTGAACTATTTAAAAAACAGTATCGGCGCACCTTTGGAGAAAATGCTGTCTGGTTTTAAAGAAACTGCGCCAGTGGCAGGACCGGCTGGGAAAGGTGCTTCAGCGTGGTCTAGTGTTATTAAGAAAGCGGCTCTAGCCATGAAAGTGGATTTGTCCGGTAGTGAATTAAAAGGCATTATTGCACAAATTCATCGTGAATCTGGCGGGAATGAAAAAATAACTCAGTCATCTGCTGTTGTGGATGTTAATACATTATCAGGCAACCCTGCTAAAGGTTTGCTTCAATATATACCGCAGACTTTTAACGCATACAGAATGAAAGGTCATAATAATATTTTTTCTGGTTACGACCAGTTACTGGCGTTCTTCAATAACTCATCATGGAGAAACGACCTTCCCTACGGAAAACGAGGCTGGGGACCACGAGGACATCGTAGATTTGCTAATGGTGGTTTTGTAAACAAAAATGAAATGATAGAAGTTGCTGAGAACAATAAGCCGGAAGTAGTCATACCGCTTACTCGGAAAAATCGAGCAGTTCAATTAATCAAAAAAACAAAAGAAATCATTGGAATGAACGATGGAGGAAGTGTTGTTGTCAATAGTCCTGACAATTCTGACATGATTTTATTGCTTCAACAGCAGAATCAGATTTTAATGCAACTACTTCAAAAAAATAGTGACGTGTATATGGACATAAATAAGGTCGGAAGTTTAGTAGAACCTGTAATTACAAAAACGCAGAACAATCGTATAAGTAGAAAAGACCGAGTTCAGGGGGGTAGAACGACGTGACTAAAATAGGATTTACGTATGCTGGAATCCATAGCAATGACATTCCAGCAGTTGTTAATAGTATCAAAAGAAATGCAATCAATATCACTGAGAATATCCAAGAAGTACCTGCCAAAATCGGTGGGTACTTTTTTGGTAATTCCGTTGGTACTAGAAGCTTTGACATTAATATTACGCTTATGGGGAAATCGGAAACTGAACGAGTAGAAATAGCACACGATCTTAATAACTTAATCATCCAAACTAATAGTTTTGAAAGCGAAATAATCTTTGATGATGAACCAGAATGGATTTATTACGGTCATTTTGCCCAAATGGCAGAGTTAACGGAATTACAGACAGATAATTATACAACAACCATTACATTTATATGTAGTGATCCTCGTGGATATGGAGAACAACAAGAAATTAGTTTACCAGAAAGCCCGGCTATAATCGAGGTGGCGGGTTCACAATCAACAAGTCCAATTATTCATGCGATAGCAACCGACGATTTAACTAGTCTATCATTTGCAACAGATGATGATTATATATTTCTAGGGGCTGATATTGACCCCGATACAGGACAAACAGCTGTGAAAATGTATGAGAACGTGTTGTCCGATAGAGCAAATGACATGACTTTGTGGGATGGTATTGGGCAAAGTAATATTACTTGGGAGCTAGAAAATGGTAAGCCTGCGAAAACAAGTTCATTTAAACAAACTATAAACACCATTCGTGTAAATTCCTATGGTGAAAAAACAGAAACCGCGCCTTACAAATCATGGAGAGGTCCTGTAATGAAACGAATGTTGACGTCAGAATTAGACAATTGGAAAGTCACCGCTCGATTGGCAAATATTACTCAAAAATACCCACGCGCTAGAACAAAAATAGAATTGTATTTGTTAGACAAAGATAGCAAACGCATGGGTAAATTTATGATTAAAGATGCCCAAAATGGGAGAGCTATGAATTTGGGACTAGAGATTGGGAGAACAACGAAAGATAGATATCTTTTTGCTGCAACTGAGGGGAAAGTAGTTAAGAAAAAGAATACGAAAGTGGTTTATTCAAAAAAAGTACAACAAACAGTGAAGTATACAGAAAAAGGTAAAACAAAGACTAAGCAAGTTTGGAAAACAATAAACACGACGTATGAAGTCGGAAATAACTATAATGAATTTTCAGATGCGTACTTTAATCTATCTATTGAAAAGCGTGGACAGTTGTTTATTGCGGAAATAGTTAAATTGAACGATAAAGGTAGTCAAGCTTGGAAACGAACCTACAAATGGAAAGACTCAAATAACAAATTTGCTACTAAGTTAGCAGGCATCGGAATTTACATGGCCAAAATGGATATTCCAGAAGATTTTAATAATCAAACTTACAAAGACAATGATGTTGTTTTTTGCGACTTGGTTGTACAAAAAGTTAATCCAGAAGCAGATGTTAAAAATAATCCAGAGGTTATTATCCATAAAGGTGATGAGATTATGATTGATTGTGAAGCTGGGGTCATAATGAAAAACGGTTCAGTGTTCATGGAAAATTTAGCAATTGGAAGTTCATTTCCTTCGTTTTTTGGTGGCTATCAAACTCCAGTGGCTTTCAGCGAAGGAGCGGAGTGGTCCATAGAATACAGACCGACGACATATTAGGAGAGGTATAGAATGTTAACAATTCTAAATAGACAAAGAACAACTGTAGGCGTGTTATCTAATGACATGCCTTTTTCGTGTCCTTTTTGGGATGATGAGAGAAATGAGAAGCTTGAAAACTTTGATGACACATACACTGTTACCATCCCCGCAGAACATGAAATGGCTGAACATATTCACGAAGGTAATTATATTTTGTTTGAAGACGAACAAGCTAAGTTACGATTATTTCGTATTTATGAATCTGAAAACGGGTTAAATATGCAAGGACGATACATCAAAGCAACAGCAGAAAATGCATTTATTTATGATTTAAATGCAACTATTATTTCCAATAAATTACTGACTGATATAAGAGCTGACATGGCGCTTGAATATATTTTACAACAGACAGGATGGTCAATTGGTAAGAGAGAATTTGTTGGACAAATACGCACTATTGAATTTGCAGACAATATAACGGCTCAAGCTGGATTACAACAAGTTATTGCAGAATATAAAGCAGAAATTGATGCTTACGTAGAAAGCTTTGGTGGTCAAATCATTAATTATAAATTTGATTTAGTTGACGAACGAGGCAACAATACTGCGAAACGATTTGAGTATGCAAGAGACATTCAAGGTCTTAAACGAGTTACAACTGATAAAACGATGTACACTGCTCTTATCCCGCTTGGTAAAGATGGTTTGACAATTAAATCAGTTAATAATGGTTTAAATTACATTTATGATGATGAAGCGAACTGGCTGTATAACGATGGTAGAGAATATTTAAAAGGGGTCATAACAAAAGATACAATAACAAATGCGCAAGCTTTAAAAGATTGGGCGATACTAGAGCTTGAAAAAGTTAATCATCCTTTATCTACGTACGAGGTAGACGTGATATTACTAGCAGAGATGTTAGGCTATGAACCACACCAAGTCACACTTGGAGACACAGTGAGAGTAGTCGACTTGGACATGGATATAACTTTATCTGCAAGAATCATAGAAAAGACAACTTCTTTTAGTGATCCGTCTAAAAACAAGGTTGTACTTGGTGATTATATTGAATTGGAAAACGTCACACCGCTGGCTATTTGGGAACTTCAAGCACAAATTGAAGAAGCTAAAAAACAAATAGAAGAAACGAAGACGTGGAAAGTAGAATTATTTAGCACTAGTGGTTCTACTTTTAAAAACAATGCTGGCACTACACAACTTATTGCAAGAGTTTATGATGGAAAAACAAACATAACGAATAGTATTGAGCGTGGTGATTTTATTTGGGAGAAGATAAACAATGACGGTACACACGACTTAGTCTGGGAAGACGCACAGATAGGCGTAGGTAATGTTGTTAATATCTCTGGAGAAGACGTTTTTATCAATGCAACTATTAGATGCTCGGTTAATCAAGGAAGTGAAGCTAGTATTCTTATGATTAATGAAGGGCAAGGTTACCTGTTTGCAGAACTGCCACGTGAATTTCCCGCGGGGGTAGAAGTGAATTTATCGGTTATGCAATGTGCGCAAATAGATGTGCAAAATGGCTATATTTACTGGTCACAAGAATATTACGGAAGTAAAAAAAGTAAAGTCGGTGGGCAACAATCTTATAACATTTATAGAACTACACTCGATGGTACTTTTGTCGATATGATGTGGGTTCTCGGTGGAGGACATGGAACAATGTTTGGTGTGGACACTTCGTCCGGTGAAGCACATATCTGGTCTTATTATGTAACACCATTGCCACAGGCAGAGAAGGCGATAGCAATGTTTAAATATGTCCCTTTCAAAGAACAGTTTTATGACGACTCAATGGCATTTAAACTTGAAGCACCTGACGGATTCCGCGTGACATACGACCAAACAAGCGAATACGTAGTTATGAGTCCAGGCGTTTCAAATTTAACAATTAATGTTTGTAAAAAGTCTGATTTATTTGCCGGGAGAATAGCCCCTCTGTATACATTTCGGACAAAAGATTGCGGATTTACAACTACTTTATATACATTGCAAGGAATGCATGTAATGTTTCCATATGCGTATTTGTCAGCAGGAGGAAACTTTACAGGAGCTGATAAAAACCAACTTTGGTGCTGGGATATGGTAAGCAATAGTTTAGTTTATCATCATGTTTTTCAACAAAAATACTATCCTGTACAAGGCTCAACTAATGAGTGCGAAGGGGCTTATCCATTTCTTGATGCAAATGGAAAGAGAATGATGCAATTGAACCTAGGGCAAGGTGATGGAGGTAAAAGATACAACCGAATTTATGTTATGCCCGAAGAAAGGATGATGGATGATGACAATTAGAGCAGCTGCAGAAATAACACTAACGGATATTAATGATGCAATAGTAGCTGGTGAAGCGCCGTTAAACCCAACCACCGATTTATTGTGGATGGATAGTAGTGCCTCACCTAATGTGCTACGAAGATGGGATGGAGAAAAATGGGTCAGTCAAACATTGAATATCAAAGAGGCTGACCCGGAAACTAGTCAAAAAATAGATGAAGCGATAACGACTGCTAATAACGCATTAGTAGAGTCAAGTGCTAATCATAAACCAGTCTTTGATAAAACACAGCCAAGTAATCCGCTAACGCTAAAAGGAGATACTTGGTTTAAAATAGATGAAATCACTAAAACGATAATCGGTGTTTTCTCTTTTAATGGAGAAAGTTGGGAAGAGTTGCCCTTGGATTATAATGCTCTAAGGATAGGCAAACTTTCAGCTATTACGGCAGAACTCGGAGACGTCAAAAGCGGAAGTATCACAGGTACTGAATTTATTCATAATATAAATTACAAAGATAGTGATGATAACCTATACACAGGTGTTGTGAAAATGAACGATGACGGGTTCAATTCAACTTCCTATTTGCCTACAGGTATCGGCTCAACAGTTTTAGAGAGCATCACAAGCACGTTGGGAGGATATAAAGTAGCTCAAAAACTAATTGATACAAATGGAGAGAGTAGTTTAGGAAGCTCTATTTTGACCGGGAAATCTCTACAGTTTAATGAGAGTGGAAACATTAAGCTTTCTATTGATGCAGATTCGTTTTATACAACACCATGGCAAGATTTAATATTAAACTCTGGATATTCAACAGCAGAAGGGAATACTCCTCAATTTAGAATTATTTGCATCTTCGGTATTAGAATCGCCTTTTTCAGAGGACAAGTACAAAAATCAACCGCATGGACCTCTACAAATAACGCTTTTGCGTCTGTTCCTTTTGAAGTTCAAACAACAAAAACAGCGATGGCTTATGCACCGACAAACAAGTCAAGCGGCGGCCGAGTGCATGCATCATCTAGTAACGCGATGGGATTTATACCTGCGGATACAAGTATTACGTATTTCGCGTTAAATCAATTATTTTATATTTTAGATTGAAGCCGAATAGGCTTTTTTTATGTCAAAAACAGATGGGATGATGAAAATTGGCACTGGGGAGTATATCAATAGCAGGGATGAGCGTAGGCGAGTTAATAGCGTTAATCAGCCTAATAGCCGCTATTGTGGGTTTTGTGATTAGGTGGGCGCTAGTCGCACCTTTGAGAAACATGATTGATTCGCTTGACATTACATTAAATAGTCTGAGAGAAGAAATGTCAGAAAGCAAAAAAGACCGCATCAGCTTAAGAGAGAAGCAAAACGATCATGATAAAGAAATCGCTTTATTGAAGCGGGAGGATAAAGCAATTTGGAAGTATATAGCGAAAACTGAGAAGGAGGAAAAATAATGAAAATTAACTGGAAAGTGAGAATGAAATCGAAAGTGTTCTGGGTGTCAGTTATCCCGCTAATTCTGGTACTAGTACAGCAAGTACTTGGGTGGTTCGGCGTAACAATTCCTGCCGACACAATCAACAAAGAAGCGCTAGATATGATTAACAGTGTATTCCTGTTATTAGGTGTGTTAGGTGTAGTAAATGACCCAACGACTCCTACCGCGAGCGATAGCGATTTAGTATTGAATAAAAATAAAAACGTAGAGGATGATAAATAATGACAAGTTATTATTATAGTAGAAGTTTAGCAAATGTAAATAAATTAGCGGATAACACAAAAGCGGCGGCGAGAAAACTTCTCGACTGGGCGGAAAATAGCGGCATTGAAGTATTAATCTACGAAACGATTAGGACAAAAGAGCAACAATCCGCTAATGTCGCGAACGGAGCGAGTCAAACAATGCGCTCTTATCATCTCGTAGGGCAAGCATTAGATTTTGTTATGGCAAAAGGGAAAACAGTTAATTGGGGTGGTTATCGCTCAGCAAATGCGAAAAAATTTATTGCAAAAGCGAAAGCATTAGGATTCACTTGGGGTGGTGATTGGGACGGTTTTGTTGACAATCCGCACTTGCAATTTGAATACAAAGGTTATGGAACTGATACTTTTGGAAAGGGGGCTGCTAGTGCAAATGTTCCAGCTAAGCCAAATACGCAAAGTAATAGTAGTTTGGGATTAGTTGATTACATGAATATGAACAAACTAGATTCAAGCTTTGCGAATCGTAAAAAACTAGCGACAAGTTACGGAATTAAAAATTACAGTGGAACAGCAACGCAGAATACAACATTATTAGCGAAATTAAAAGCAGGAAAACCACACACACCAGCAAGCAAAAACACATACTACACAGAAAACCCCGGAAAAATAAAAACTTTAGTACAGTGCGACTTATACAATTCGGTTGACTTCACCGAGAAGCACAAAACAGGCGGGACATATCCGGCCGGAACGGTGTTCACGATTTCGGGAATGGGAAAAACAAAGGGTGGAACACCTCGCTTGAAGACGAAGAGCGGTTACTATCTTACTGCTAACACGAAGTTTGTTAAAAAGATTTAGTTTGTTGCCCTCGCATTTTGCGGGGGTTTTTTTGCGTAATGTTACTTTTTAGCAGAATATTTATTTTATAATAAAAGTACACGCATTCTTAATTTTATATTGTTTTAACATTTATTTTAAGGTATATTTGTAATAATATAAACAAAGGGATGGATGCATTGGAAGAGAGAGAAGTCATTTTACCACCACGTTTTAATAGAGATACAATGTACGAAGTTTTAGAACAGTGTATAAACAAAAATTTAGTTCCAACATGTGATAAGGTTATTTTTAATTTAGAACATTTGGTTTTTATCGAACCATCAGGTATAACAATACTTAGTAATTTGTTTGAATGGTTGCTCGCTAATAATTGTAAGATAGGAATTACATACATTAGGTATACATCCAGTCATCCAAACTCGGAAAACAAAAGAGTTATGCAATTTATTAGTGATATTGGGTTTCTTTCTAGGTATACTGAATCAGATATATCAGAGTCTCTTGGGATAAGAGGGAATACTTGTCCTTTAGAATTAATTAATTATCAAGAATCTGTAAACTGGGTTCGTAATATTTTTGTCCCATGGATTGCTGGGATATTGTATGTCGATGTAGCTGATTTAAGTTATTTACAAAATGCTCTAGAAGAAATATTTAACAATATTGCTGACCACTCGACCGTAAAGACCGCATGTATTTCTGCTCAATATTTTCCGAAACTAGATCAAATCAAAGTTTGTGTTTCTGATTTCGGGGTAGGAGTATCAGGAACATTGAAAGAGAAATTCCCTAAATTATCTGATTCAGAATTGATGAGAAAAGCAACGGAAGATGGTGTTAGTTCAAGAAATCAACCTCATAATAAAGGTGCTGGAATCGGGACCATCATTGCTGCGATTACAAGTAATAATCTAGGTATTGTACATATACATTCTAACCATGGTATAATTATAGCTAAGAAAGATAATCTTTCTTGTTCTCAAAAAGAGTCTTTCTATCCAGGAACTTTTTACGAATTCGATATTGATGCAAAAATAGCTAGAGAAGAGAGAAATCCAAAGGAGGAATTTGCATGGTAAAATTATATATAAATAATATAACTCAAAATGCATTTTCAAATGCCGACGGTGATACTGTAAGAGTTGAAATTAAAAAGGTTCTATCAGCTGGGAATAAAGTAGAAGTATCATTTAATGGTTTTACAAGTGTTAACACCTCATTTGTAAATTCAGCATTTATAAAATTGCTAAATGATTATTCTTTTGATTTTATAAAGAGTAATTTAACCTTTACTGACACAACAAAACAAATCAATCATATGATTAATTCTAGGTTTAAATTCGAAGTAGAAAAACTAAAGATGATGGCATAAATAAAATGCCTGAAATACTTGCTAACTTGTTTGATTTTTGTTATTCTTGATTAAGAAGTTAGATAATAATTCTTTGAGTGTCGCATAAATGATTAGCCAAGGCTAGTCATAGCTTGTAAGCTGCCTGTCGTGGTAGTCGCCTTAAAGTTGTCAACTTCTATTTTTTTATATATGTCAGCCCCTAACCCACCGTTAGGGCTTTTTTTATGCAAAAAAAAACACGCTAAACATAAGCTTAGCGCATTTGTTATATCAATTCGTTTTTCTTTGCTTTATTGCAATTTCTAGTTCTTCCAAGTCTTCTAAAGTGGCTTTTTTCTTAATAAAAGATCGCGCAGCTGAACGGCTTTTTAAATAATTTGCATGTTCTTTGTTTTTTTCTTGCCATGCCTTGTTTGCTTTCAACTGCGCATCAGAGGTCGTTTTTTTCGTCATAATTAATCACTTCCTATTTTTTATTAAATACACTAAACAAGCTAATGTAGTCAGTATAGCAATGATAGTTAATGCTGTGTTCTGAAAGTAACTAGCGAGTCCGTTAACACAGATAACAATTAATATAATCCAGATATATTTATTCATAATTTGTGAAAGGCATGTTATAATTTAATAGAGGGAGGGGAATTTCACCCCTCTGAATTTACTTGTCCTTGTTTTTATCTTTCTTGCGTAATGTTATCAGCGCTACTGCAAGAGTGATAATTTCGAGGACTGTTTTTATTTCCTCCAACACATCTTTCACTGTCTCAACTCCTTTCTATACTTATATTATAATACATGTATTATAAAAAGTCAAACATTATTTTATTTTAATCCTATTTACCGCTTGCTTTAGAGAACATTTGTTCGTATAATGTTAGCAAGAGGTGAAGTAAATGTATAACTTATTTGATGATATTTTAGAACATTCAATAGTATTAGCAGATGCACTTAAGCGTAACTGGTCGATAGAAGTACTGTTTTTAAAGAACAATCATCACATGCGATACAAGTATGTCGTGCCTGTCCACATTGATAACGAAAAACATATTGTACAGCTTGAACGCTTTGACGAACGAATAATTGACATTAATATAGAAGATATTATTAGTTGTGAGATTATGTCATGAGAAAATATAGCTTTAATGATTTTAGATACATCTGCTATATTGAGGGAAAGAAGAACGCTGTTGAAAAGTTGTTCGCAGAGTTGCTTGAAATAAAAAAGTTAAAAGCTTTTTGTAGAAAAGTAGACAAGAAAGATATAGATTTAAAAACTATTTATCAAGAGTATTTATTTCAATGTAAAAACAAATAA